AAGCACAGCAATCCGCACAACGTAACGCCGCTCAAATCGTTGAGCTTGGTTCTCGCCACAATCAAGGTGAAATGGCCCGTAAAGCAATCGCTGAAGGTCGTTCTATCGAAGAGTTTCGTGGTGAGTTGTTAGAAAACATTGGTTCACAGCGCGCCCTGGAAGATCAGGAAGTAGGCATGAGCCGTCAAGAAGTTAAGAAGTTCAGCTTGGCCCGTGCTGTAAATGCTCTGGCTAACCCAACTGATCGTCGCGCTCAAGAAGCCGCTGCGTTTGAGTTTGAGTGTTCACGAGCTGCTGCTGACCAGTATGGCACAACTGCACAGGGCATTATGCTTCCTGCTGAAGTTCTGCGTACTTGGAAGCGTGACATGAACAGCGCAGATGATTCTGCTCTGTTTAGTGATGACTTCCGTGGTGGTGACTTCATTGACGCACTTCGCAATCAATCATCTGTTATGCAGGCTGGCGCTCGCATGCTGGGTGGTCTGAGTGGAGACGTTAAGATACCTAGAAAAGCTACTGCATCTACTGCTGCTTGGATTGGTACAGAGGGCGGCGATGCAACTGAAACTGAAATGACTGTTGGTCAGGTGTCTTTGGCTCCTAAGACTCTCGGTGCTTTCACTGACGTTACTCGTCAACTTCTGATTCAGTCTAGCCTAGACGTAGAAGGACTGATCCGTGATGACCTGAGCCGCGCTCTTGCTATCGCAATCGACAAAGCTGGTCTGGAAGGCACTGGTTCTTCTGGTCAGCCTACCGGTATCTTGAATCAAACTGGTGTTAACCAGGTAACTAACTTCGCAGCAGCTAACCCTACTTTTGCTGAAGTTGTTACTCTGGAGACTGCTGTTGCAGAAGACAATGCTCTTCTGGGCAACCTGTCTTACATCATGCCTGCTTCAATGTACGGCGCTCTGAAAACTACTGAGAAAGCTACTAACACTGCTCAGTTCGTTGTAGAGCCAGGCGGCAGCATCAATGGCTATCGTGGTATCGTTTCTAATCAGGCTACTGCTGGTAACCTGTACTTCGGTAACTTCGATGACCTGCTGATCGGTATGTTTGGTGGTCTAGACCTCACTGTTGACCCATACACTATGTCTAAGAGCGGAACTATCCGTCTGGTTGCTTTGCAGTCAGTAGACATGGCTGTACGTCACGCTGTGAGCTTCGCTTTCGGTAACGATGGCGCGTAAGTAGTAGTAATTAGTCGGGGGGTTTCGGCCCCCCTTCTTTACTTATACTTGTTTATTGAGCAAGTATTATTAAAGGAGATAACCATGAAATATGAAGTAGTTAAAGGTTGTGTTATACAAGGCCAAGGCCATCAGACTGGGTCGCATGTTGAGATAGAAGACAAGCGCATAATTGAGCAGCTTATGGGCATGGGACGGATCATACCTGTGGCTGAATCTGTAGTCAGAGAAGACAGAAGCGTAGAAGTTACTGAGTCTGCACCTAAGATAAAGAAGAGAGCTAAAACTAATTAATGGCTATCGAGACTGGTATTGAGAGAGCAATAATGATCGCTGACTTCGGCGAGGACGTTTTGTACACGCCCGTAGGTGGTGTATCTAAAACAGTTAAAGCTATCTTTGATCAGGTATATGAGGCGGTAGATGTTGGCGGGTCTGTAGACTTTGCTTTGAACCAGCCAAGGCTTACGCTAAGAACATCTGATGTCTCTGGCGCTGCTCAAGGTGATTCTTTTAGCATAAGGTCATTTGTATACAAGATAACTGTCGTTATGGCTGATGGCACTGGAATAACCGAAATAGGTCTAGAGGCTCAATAATGGCTCATGTTAGAAAGTTACTTAGGGACAACTTGACTACTGCGCTTACCGGGTTAACAACTACTGGTAGTAACGTATATCAAAGTAGAGTCTATCCCATTGCTAGTAACAAGCTGCCTGGCCTGCTGGTTTATAGCAAGGAAGAGGAGATTGAGTATAACTCTATGGGTCTCCCACGCATTCAAGAGAGGACAGCAAGGTTCACTCTGGAAATATATGTGAAGGGTGTCAGTGGCTACGATGATTTGATAGATCAGATATGCCTTGAGATCGAAGAGGCTATCTACGCCAATATTACTTTGGGTGGATACGCATCTAACACAACTGTTACAAGTTTTGATGCAGACTTTAGCGGTGATGGTGATCAGCCAGCAGGCTTGGCCACCCTTACTGTTGATGTGCTATACAGGGTTAGAGAAGACAACCCTGATGTAGCAATTTAATGGCGGTTTTCGCTCACGTTAATTAATGCGCTATGGCGCTTAGAGGTATTTATAAATGGCAACATACACAGGTAAGAATGGCGCAGTATACGTTGGAGTTAACGCTGTCGCTGAAATTAAGGACTGGTCTTTGGAGACTACTTCCGAAACAACAACTGATACTGTCATGGGTGACTCTTGGGTTACTCACAAGCCAACCCTGAAGTCTTGGACTTCATCTTTCAACGCTATTTGGGATGATGCAGACACTAATGGTCAGCTTTTGCTAGTAGAAGGTGCAGAAGTCACAATAAATCTGTATCCTACTGGAAATAACTCCGGTGATGTGGAATGGTCTGGCGCTGTTATTGTTACTTCAGTTAGTAAGACAGCATCTTTTGATGGCCTCGTTGAAGCCTCGTTCTCTGTTACTGGAAATGGTGCGTTAACAACAGGAACAGTATAAATGTCAAAACTTATAGATAATGCCATAGCTCACTTCAGCTCAAAAGCAGTAAGAGAGCTGAGGGTTGATGAGTGGGATGTGACTCTTTATTCTAAATCACTTAGCCTGGAAGATAAGGCCAAGTGGCTAAAGAGATCAGATGGAGATACAACTGATTATTTAGTATACGCTGTCATTTTTGGCGTGACTGATAAGGACGGAGAGCCTGTCTTCGATATTGGAGATAAGCAAAAACTGCGTCAGAAGGTTGATCCAGAGATATTATCTAAAATTACAAACTTTGTTTTGCACATTGAAGAAGACGAAGAAGGGCGCGAAAAAAACTAACAAATGATCAAGGTGATCCAACAGAATTATACTTAATGTATTATCTTGCGGAACACCTTGGTCAGCCCCTCTCGACTATATATGAAATGACCGTTGATGAGTTTAATCACTGGTTTACCTACCTTAAACTAAAGCAGGAAAAGCAAGATGGCAGACGCTAAGGCAAAACTTGTCGCAGAGGTGGTTGGTGAGTACAGCGTAGGTCAGTTAGGTCATCAGATACAGGACGTTGCGGTACAGTTCCAAGGTGGCCAAAGTCCATTCTTAATCTTAGGTCAGCAGGGTTCGCAGATTGCGTCTCTTATGGGGCCGCACGGTGCCGTTGTGGGTGCTTTTCTTGCTATTGGCGCTGCTATTGCAGGCAGTATGCTTCCTAACTTGTTTGGTGCTACAGAAGCTCTTAAAGAGTTAGAGAAAGAAGGTGAATCATTAGTAGATCGATTTGATGAGCTTGATGGTGTACTTAAAGCTGAGGCTCTAAGACTAAATGCTCAAGAGATGGATAATCTCAGGGAAGTTATTGCAGACTCGGAAGAAGAAATCCGAAATCTTGCAAAAGGCATGAAAATGGTCAATGCCCTTTCAACTGGGCAGGCTGATAGGGTAAAAGAAGTCACCGATGCTATTCAGGCAGAGGCGGTTATTATTACGCTTGCTAATGAGGCCCTGGAAAAGAGAGCCAAGTTAACAGATGACACTTCTAATGCTACTGAAAAGCTGATTGAAAAGGTAGAAAAGGAAGCGGAAGCATTAGGGAAAACAAAGTCTGAGCTTATTCTTCTTGATGAAGCATATAAAGACGCAAACGAAACAGATAAGAAAAGAATTGAGGTTGCAGCTAAAAAGATAAAGACCTATGAAGATGAAGTTGCAGCTCAAAAGGAATTAGCTAAAGAAAAGGCTAAGGCAGAGGCCGCAGCGAAAGCGCAAGCTAAGTCTGAGGAAGCAAGGGCTAAAGCAGAAAAAGCTAGAGCCGTTTCAAGCCTTGAAGGGCTTCAAGAGTCTCTTTTAAGTAGGTCTGAGTCTATAGATTATGCATACAGCAAAGAGTTAGCAATCATACAGACCGCTTTAGATGAAAGGCTTTTATTGGAGACTCAGGCTGCTGAACTAACTGATCAGATAAACGCAAAAAGAGCAAAGTCTCAGGAAGAATTAGCTCTCAGTACAGCTTCAGACATGATTTCGTTGACCTCTTCCATGGTTTCTTCCATGCAAGGAATGGTTGATGAAGGCAGCGCACTCGGAAAGGCATTCTTTGTTATATCTCAAGCTCTAGCTGCTGCTGATGCAATCGTTAAAGGTTACCAAGCGGCTTCTGCTATCAAATTGGCTTATTACGAAATGGCTGGTGCAACAGGCAATCCTGCGCTTGCTGCTGTCGGTGATGCTCATGCCGCTGTGGCAGTAGGCATGGGCTTTGCTACTGCTGGTATGATCGCCGGTCAAACATTGGCCTCGTTTGAAGGCGGTGGTTTGACTGGTTCTGGGGCTAGATCGGGCGGTATGGATGGTAAGGGCGGCATT